GCGCAGCCCCGCGCCGATCACCCGGATCGCGTCGGTGGCCCCGATGCGGCCCGCCTCGAAGCGCTGAGCGATGGCGATCAGGTCTTCCCCGTCATAGGCATCCTCCAGTTCGGCCAGCGCGCCGAGCGTGAGGCGCAGCGTGTAGCGCTGGCCTGAAAGCTCGGCGGAAATCTCGCCCCGGTGCCGGTTCGCCATGTCTTCCTCCTCAGGCCGCCGTGAACGTGATCTCGCCCGCCGATTCGAGCGCCAGTTCGAAGGTCACCTCGCCGTCGTGCCGCCCGCCGATCTCGAAGCCGGCGATGTGGAACGGCCCTTCCAGCGTGCCGAAATCCGGCACGATCACCCGCCAGGCGCGGATCGCGCCCGAAAAGAAGCAGGCGCGCACCGCCGCATCGGACTCGGCATCCCTGAAAATGCCGGAGCCCCGCACCGAGGCCGATTTCAGCCTCGCCCCGGCCAGAAGCTCCCGCCATTGCCCGGCGGAGTCCTGATGCGTCACATCCACGCTCACCGCGTTGAAGCTGATGGCGTTGCTCCTCAGCCCCGCCACGCTGACGAACGCGCCCGTCCCCGCGGCGTCGATCTTCAGCAGCAAATCGCGCCCCTTCTGTGCAGCCATGATTTTTCTCCTATTCCGTCTCGGTTGCCGCGCGGAAGCGCGCCAGCGCGCCGAAATTCTCGCCCTGGCGCTCGCGCGTGACACTCCAGAACACCAGCCTGAGGTTCACCAGCCGGTGCCCCTCAAGCGGCAGCGAAGCGCCGTCGAGTGCGGCTTCGATCGCGTCGAGAATTCTCTGGGCGAGGTTCCGCCCCCGGTTTCCGGTCCGCACCGCCAGCGTCACCAAATGCTCATGCGCCTTGTGGTCCGCCGTGCTCCAGTCGCGGGTTTCCAGCGTCTCGAAGCTCACGAAGGGCAGGCGCGCGCCGCGCGGCGGCTCGTCATGCACATGCGCCCCGCCCAGAAGTTCGCGCAGCGGCGCATGGGCAAGAAGTGCCGCGCGCATCGCCTCCGTCAGGGCCTCCGCCGCCCCGCTCACAGCCGCACCGCGCGGTAGGGCCTCATCAGCGCATCGGCGCTGGGCGGCAGGGGCGGCGGCTCGCCGTCGCCCCGGTGCGCATACCAATGCGCCACCAGGATCAGCACCGCCTGGCGGAGCGGCGCGGGAACGCGCGCGCGCTCTTCGCCGAAACCGGCCCTGAGCCGCACCGCGATGCCGTTCAGCGCCCGCCCCGGCCTCTGCCACTGGCGGGAGCCCCGCAGCATCAGCCGGACGGGCCGCGCGGCGAAGTCCACCGCGTAATGCGAAGGATCGATCTCCGCCTTCGCGTCCTCTTCGCTGAACACCGCCAGTTCCTCGACCTCCGCCACCGGCGCGATGGGAAGTTCGATCACGCCATCCTCCGGCCATTGGTCGAGGAAGCACGTCCAGCCCTGCGCCATCAGCGAAAGCCCGGTGCGCGCCTCCACCACGCGGCGCGCCACGGTGATCAGTGTGCTGATGAGTGTGTCTTCCTCGCCCGCCGTCAGGCGGAGATGCGCCTTCGCCTCGTCCAGCGAGACGGGCTCCGCCGCGGGCGGCGCGGTGAGTATCGATGCCATGAAGTGTTCTCCTGAAAAGTGAGAAGNNCTGTTCTCCTGAAAATGAGAAGGGCGGCGCATGCCGCCGCCCGCCTGCGCCGCCCGCCTCAGCTCACGCCGAACTTCATCAGCTTGATCGCCTCGAAGTTCTGCACGCCCCCGCCCACCCGCTTGGTGGTGTAGAACAGCACATAGGGCTTGGCCGAATAGGGGTCGCGCAGCACCCTCACGCCGATGCGGTCGACGATGAGATAGCCCGCCTGGAAATCGCCGAAGGCCAGCGCGAAGCTGTCAGCCGCGATGTCCGGCATGGCTTCCGCTTCCACCACCGGAAAGCCCATCAGCGTGGCGCGCCCGTCGGGGCGGATCGCCGGCTCCCACAGATACTCCCACAGATAGTTGCCGGTGGTGTCCTTGAACTTGCGCAGCGCGCTCTGGGTCTTGCGGTTCATCATCCAGCTGGCGTTCTGCCGGTGCCCGGCCTTGATGGCATAGGCAAGGTCCACCAGCCGGTCGGAAGGGTTCGCGGCGGCGAAATTGCCCGCCACGCCGGTGGCCAGATAGCCGATGTTGCCCCAGCTCCACGATGCATCCGCCACCTTGGGATAATCGAGGAAGCCCCTGGGGCGGTTCACGCCATTGCCGGTCACGAAGGCCGTGCCCTCCTGCTCGGCGAAGGCCTGCTGCACTTCTTCCGCGATCCACTGGTCGATGTTCACCGGGGCATCGTCCAGCAGCGTCTGCGTGGCCGAAGGCATGGCGTAGAGTTCCATGGTGGGAAACTGGAGTTCGGCGAGGCTCGCGGAGGCCGTCTCGGGCCGCTGCGCCGTCTCGCCCACCCAGCCGGTGGCGAAGCCCGAGGTGTTGTAGGGCTTCTTGTAGACCGAGGCCGACACCTGCCTCACCCCCGCCACCGCGCGGATGGGCGAGGCATTGGCCAGCCGCCGCCCGATCTCGGTTTCCACCTCCGGCGGCACCAGGAAGCCGCCATCGGGGTTGGACTGCACCGAGAGCGCTTTCGCCTCGAGGCCGGAAAGCCCCTGCGCCTCGCCCTTCCTCACATAGGTCTCGAAGGCCTGCCGGTGCTCGCGCGCCGCCGGGGCCCGTTCCTCGGCGCCCGAAAGCTGCGGGCGGCGGGCCTTCAGCGTCATCTCGTCGAGGCGCGCCTTGGCCTCGTCCACCGCGCGGTTGATGCGCTCCACCTTCTCGGCGGTCACCGTATCGGCGCTCATCCGCGCCTCGATCTGCGCCAGGCGCTCGTCATTGGCCTCGCGGAAGGCCTCGAAGGCCTGCATCATGTCGCCGAAGGCGACCTTGGTTTCCAGTCCGTCCATCACTCACCTTTTCCTGTTGTGGATTGCCTTCACGCCCGTGACCCGCGCCCCCGGCAGCATGGGGAAGGTCACCAGCGAAAGTTCCCAGAGGTCGATCTCGGTCAGCAGCCGCGAGGCCGAAGCCCGGTCGCGCCGCGCCCGCACCGTCCGGAAGCCGATCGACAGCCCGTCGAGGCCCCGGCTCTCGAGCAGCGAGAACAACTCGCGCCCGCGCTGCACATTGCGGTCGAGGCGGCCCGTCACATGTAGGCCCCGCGGCGTCTCGTGCATGTCGATCCAGGCGCCCACGGGCTCGCCCGCGTCATGCTGGAACAGCATGCGCACATCGGCGGCGCCGCGCCGCTTCAGCGAGGCCGCGAACGCCCCCGGCATCACGATGTCGCCCGATTGGTCGCGCTCGCCGAACAGGCTGGCATAGCCCACGAACACCCCGGAGCCGGAACAGGCGCAAAGCGGCCGCCCCATCCGGCTCATCTCCCGGCGGGTTTGCATGATGTGATCTCCAGAATTGCAGCTTCGGCGTTGCCCCGGCCTCCGCCGGGGTCACGTCATCGGCGGTCAGCGCGCGCCATACCCAACGGCCTGGCGCTTTTCGTCATCGGTGAGGAAATCCGCCTTGCCCACGCGCGCCCACAGCGCCTCCCGGTCGGCGGCGAGCGCCTCCACCTGGTCGAGGTCATGCGCCAGCCGCTGATTGGCCTCGCACAGAAAGCCGGTGAGGGCTTCCGCCATGCGGCTCGCCATGGGCAGAACCGTCTGCCGCCAGAAGCCGCGGTTGGCCTCCATGTAATTGGCGAAGGTGTTGTCGCCGGGAATGCCCAGCAGCATCGGCGGCACGCCGAAGCTGAGCGCGATCTCGCGCGCCGCGCCATCCTTGGCCGCGCTGAATTCCATGTCCCTGGGGCTGTAGCCCATTTCCTTCCAGTCGAGCCCGCCTTCCAGCACCATGGGCCTCCCGGCGTTGGAGGAGCCCTGATAGCTCTGCTCCAGCTCGGTCTTCAGCCGCGCGAACTGTTCGGCCGTCAGGTGCCCGTCGCCCGCCGCGTAGACGAGCGCGCCGGAGGGCCGCGCCGAATTGTCCAGCATCGCCTTGTTCCAGGCCGAGGCCGCGTTGTGGGTGTCGATGGCGCGCTGCGCCGCTTCCAGCGGCGAGAGGCCGTAATGATCGTTCAGCGGGTTGAACAGGCGGAGATGCAGCACGTTGGCGCCCGGCAACCGCACGGATTGTCCGTTGACGGAATAATCATAGGCCTCGGCCCAGCCATTGGCGGAAGCCACCGCCTTCACCCGGTCGGGGCGCAGCGCGTGCAATTCGCGCACGCGGCCTTCGATCTCCACCTTCTCGACATAGGCATTGCCCGCCACCAGCAGGAAGCCGATCAGCTGCTCGGCGAATTCCCGCCCCGGCTGTCCGGCATTGGGCTTTCGCAGCAAGTCGAGCAGCGGATGCGCGCTCACCTCCCTCCCGCCCTCATAGAGCAGCCAGGGCAGCGAAGCCGCCGCCTCCGCGATCATCCGCGCACAGCGATAGCCGATGGCGTTGGAGGCGAAGCCCTCCCGCGCCAGCGCCGCGTAATTGCGCGGCGTCCACTGCGGCCGCCCCGCCTGATGCAGCGCCACCAGCGCCGCCGTGGCCGAGCGCTTGGTTTCAGCGGCGAAGAAGCGTCTGACGTGTCGAAACATGCAAACCTCATTCCGGCAAGAGTTCCCCTCCCCCTTGTGGGGAGGGCAGACACTGCGTTTCACACCACCCGCACCCTGGGCTCCGCCTGACGCCGCAGCATCAGGTCGCTCACCGCCCACACCAGCGCGTCCATGCGGTCGGGGCTCTTCATCCCTTCGCCAACCGCGCTGCACATCTCGTCTTCGAGTTCCGGGAAGGCACCCACATGCCGCACCCGGCCCTGCTCGTAGAGGGCCGCCACCGGCTCGGCCCGGGCGTGCTTGCCGCGCGTGGCGTGCACGGCGCGGAAGGACAGTGTCG